CCACTGATGGCGACAAAGTTCGCCTATCCATGCCTCTTACAAAGGTTGATGAAGGACGTCGTATTGTATCTGGTTTTGCATCACTAGACAATCTAGATAAGCAAGATGATATTGTAACAACAGAAGCATCTATGGAAGCCTTTGCAAAATTCCGTGGAAACATTAGAGAAATGCACCAACCATCAGCAGTAGGCAAGATGGTTTCATTTAAAGAAGAAAAATATTTTGATCCAGAATCAAAGAAGTTTTATAAGGGTGTTTTTGTTTCAGCATATATTTCTAAGGGTGCACAAGATGCATGGGAAAAAGTTCTAGATGGAACTTATACTGGTTTCTCAATTGGTGGAAGAATGAACAAGTGGGATGATGCTTATGATGAAAAAGCAGATAAGACAATTAGAGTTATTAAGGAATATGATTTGATAGAGTTGAGTCTTGTTGATTCCCCTGCAAATCAGTTTGCAAATATTATGTCAGTTGAAAAAGTTGACGGTATAGATACACTAACTGGTTCATCAGCAAACACTGTTGTTGAAAATGTATTTTGGGATTCAGAGTCTGGCATTGTTACAGTCTCTCAAAACGAAACAGAGCTTAGTCCAGTCTCTGGAGAAGAAATGAAAAATATTGGATTTGTTGAAAAAAATGATTCAGAAAAAACCACAATGATAAAGTTCTTAGTTGATAGTGCAAAAGGCATTAGAACAATTAAGATAGCAAAGGAGGATAATCCTATGACAGAAAACGCAGATGTAGTTGCAGAAGCAACTCCAGAAGTTGAAACAGTTGAGGTTGCTCCAGAGGCTCCAGCAGAGATTGTAGCAGAAACACCAGAGGTTGCAGCAGAGGCTGTAACTGAAAAGTCAGATGTTGCAGTTGAAGAGGTTAGTGCTCCTTCTATTGAAGAAGTAACAGAGAAAGCTGATGAAGCAATTGTTGAGGTTGCAGCAGCAACAGCAGAAGTTGCTAAGGCAGTTTCTGAAATTCAAAACTCTGTGACTAATGCCTTGAGCGATCTAGCAGCAACAGTAAAGGCTATGCAAGCAAATGTTGATGCAATCACAAAGTCTCTTGAATCCGTAACAGAGGAAGTTAAGGAAGTTAAGGGAAGCTTTAATGAGTTTGGAAAGACAGTTGATGCCGTAGTTGCAGATACAGCTTTCCGCAAGTCTGGCGATCTCGGCGAGATTGTACAGGAATCACCTAAAGTGATTCAGAAATCCCTATGGGGCGGACGTTTCCTCACAAATTCCGACCTATTTAACTAAAACAAAATCACTAGGAGGTGAACAATATGTCAGAACAAAATAACACAGATCTTGAAAAGTCTTTTAATCATCCAACAGGTGATGGCGTTGCAGTTTCAGGCGGCATCGGAGGTGCAGTAGCACAAGGACCTGCTGGAAATCTAACTCCAGCAGCTTCGCTTGGTAACATTGCCACAGCTAACTATGGAGACTTTTCTGGACCAAACGCAGTAAACCCAACTGGTACACCAGGTGGTATTCTAGCACCAGAGCAGGCTCGTCGCTTTATTGATTACGTATGGGATGCAACTGTACTAGCCAAGGATGGCCGTAGAGTTACAATGAGAGCTAACACAATGGAACTTGAGAAGGTTAACGTTGGAGAGCGTGTCATTCGTGCAGCAGCACAGGCACAACCTACATTTACAAATGCAGGTGCAACATTCTCTAAGGTAGAACTTACAACCAAGAAGATTCGTCTTGACTGGGAAGTTTCAACAGAAGCTCTTGAAGACAATATTGAAGGTGCAGCACTTGAGGATCATCTAGTTCGCTTGATGACCAATGCATTTGCTAACGATATTGAAGATCTTGCAATTAATGGTACAGGAACTGGCTCAAACGCATTCCTAAACATTATGGAAGGCTTCGTAAGCCGTGTAAAGACTGATGGCGGTGCACACGAGTCAATCGTAACTGTCACAGATAACGCATGGACACCAGAAGTTATGCAGGATATTATTCTTGCAATGCCACGTAAGTATCGTGCAATCAAGAACAACCTTAAGTTCTATGCAGGAACAGATGCGTTCCAGGGTATCGTTAAGAATAACGGTACACTTGCTGATGCAGTTGCAGAAGCATTTGCTGGACAAATTGCAGGAAGCACACAAGCAAACCGTCAGGCTTACCTAGATGGTGGAGCTCAGACATTCGGTGGAGCACGTACAACACGTGTTCTCGGTGTTGACGTTCAGGAAGTTCCATACTACCCAGCAGGTTATGTAGATCTTACATTCCCAGCTAACCGTGTATGGGGATTCCAGCGTGATATCACTGTAAACCGTTTCTACCAGCCAAAGAAGGACACAATTGAATACACAGTATTCGTCCGCTTTGGTCTTCAGTGGGAAGAGCTTGATGCAGTTGCTTACGCAGACGCAGCATCAGAATCATAATCTATGATTATACGACAAGGAGGGTAGAGAAATCTGCCCTCCTTTGTCATATTCTGATATAATAGCAGTGGAGGTCACAATGTCATTAATAGATGAATTAAATAATAAAACTGTATTTGAGCTAAGATCATATGCAAAGAAAAACAATATTGACCTATTTGGGGTAAGTACAAAAAAAGATATCCTAGAAGTAATTTTTAGTTTTGTACCAAAAGAAAACAAAGAAGTAATAGCTAAGCCAAAAGCACCAGAAGAGAAGACTGCCGTATACTCATTACGTAACCTTCATTGGAATGGTGTAGGAGCCCTTGTAAAAGGATACAACATAGTCACTGCAGAGGAGGCTGAAAAATGGATTACCAACAAGTCTGTTCGTGCAGCTACCCCAGAAGAAGTGAAGAGAGCATACGGTAAATAACCAATGGAAGCTTTAAGAATCCCACCATATCCTATTCTTATTACATATACCGTTGCAGAACCAAACACGGACCATATAGTAGAGATTATGGATAAAGATAGAAATGATATTCTTGCAGAATATGAAGTAGAATCTTCTGCAGATTCAAAGATTGCTATAGAGGTCTCTGGAGACCTTACCAAGTATGATGATAGTTATTATTTAGTTGTTTATCAGGAATTAAAAGAGCAAGACTCAATAGTAGTTGAAGACAACCTAGAAATTAAAAGACCCTACGTTAATCCTCAAAAGCTTGGAACTACTGCATCAGAAATAGCAGAGCATGCACAATATGAAAGAATTGCAAGAGCAATTATTGATTCAGTAACTGGTGGATTTTATTATAAAACAGAATGGTTTGACACTACTGGGCAAGCAACAGACTATATTCCTATTTGGGACAGAGTTTATAAAATATTAAAAGCATATGAAAATTCATCACTTGTATATGATACAAGCCTAACAAACCCTGCTCTTGGTGAATGGTCATATGCACTATCAAAAGACAAAACTGCTATTATCAAAAATGCAACAACATCAGCACTAATTGAAAATAGATCTGAGAAAAAGGGTGTAAATCTTCACGTTGCACCATCAGACTCATTTAATGTTTATGATACAGACTATAGTGAAAATGCATACACATTCGGTGCTGGCGTAGCATTCCCAGAAGGTTGGGACTATTTATTTTTACTTGAAATAGGATATAAGGTTGTTCCGCATGATATTTATGAAGCAGCACTTATGCTTATTGAAGACATTAAGTGTGGCAAGATAGATTACTATAAGAGATATGTAACTTCTTATAACACAGATCAGTTCAGAATTCAATTTGATAAGACAGTTTTAGACGGTACTGGAAACATGCTAGTTGACAAGATACTTGATAAGTATAAGAAGAGTATTACAAGAATTGGTATTCTTTAATGCAATGCGAAACAACAGACTTTATGTATCCAATGCTTGCAGACATCTACTACCCAATAGTTGATCAAGGAGCTTACGGTAACTTAAAAAAACAATGGATTCTTGATAGATCTATAGCCTGTAATGTTTCGCCTACTGGTCAAGCTGCCTCAGAAGAAGTAAAGCCAAATGTAAATATAAGCAAAGAAAATATTTTGCTTGGTAGAACAAAGACTGATCTTAGAATATCCTCTAATAATTCAAGAAGCTCCATTACAAACATTATACTAACAAACATCAGGACAAAGCTACAGGACAACATATACATGGAAACTTCTGGATCACGAGATGGAATGTCTACACTTTATGAAGTTGCTTCAAGCGAGCCTATAGTTGGTCCATTTGGAAATGTTGAGTACTATAAAGTAGTATTAAGAAGATCAGAGAA